CTTTTCCTGCCCAAAATTATATTACAGGGATGGATGTTTATGGATTGCCAAGTTCAACAGGTTCGGCTACTACTAATTACAATTACGACTATTTCTGGATTAACGCCAGTGGTTATCGCGGGTTCCGCCGCGGTGGCCGTTGGAACTATGGTTCGGCTGCCGGGTCCTTCGCCCTGTACCTCAACAATGCTCCTTCTCACTCGGGCAGCGACGGTGGCTTTCGCTGTGCCCGCTGAAGGGGTTAATCTATAATCTTGTATCTGAAAAATCTAATATCTAAATATAAATATGCTTTACGACCTGACAGTTTTTCAAAAAGTTTACGATTTTTTGTTTTGGTTGAAGCCGACAGTGCAGAGATTTGCTAAGGTTCATAAATACAGCTTGGGAGTTGAATTGGAAAAAGAGACGATGGGTTTAATAAAGCAGATTGTTCGGACCAACTTGAAGAGGGTTGATAAAGCTAAAGATATTGATGAATGTTTGGTCCATTATGAGATAATAAAAATTTTAATCAGGATTACCAAAGATTACCGTCTTTTGAGCTTGCCTCAGTATGAGTTTGCTGCGGGGAATTTAGATGAGATAGGCAGATTACTGGGTGGCTGGCGGAGAAAATTTTCTTAACTATCTATTTTTAGATAGGGGGATGAAATCAAAAAAAGCTGGTGCGCGGGTTCATCCGCGGTGGCAATTGGAACAATGGTTCGAATGCCGGGTCCTTCGCCCTGAACCTCAACAATGCTCCTTCTAACACGAACAACAACATTGGCTTTCGCTGTGCCCGCTTCAGTGGTAATAAAAAAATACATTGGAGTCTTTATCTCTAAGGAGACAAAGAGAAGAATGTTATTAACCCCAGATTTTATTCCTTTCCGCCCAAATTTTTAGAAATAGGTGGGAAAATATTGAGACCTTTGGGATTGATTTATTCTGGTAGCTCGTATTTCTATAGGGGCGAAAGCCTAAATCAATCCGTCGGGTCCCTGAGAGATGAAAAATGAAAAGATTTGATAATTTATACGAAGAAGTTTGTTCTTTTGAAAATTTACATTCTGCTTATTTGAAGGCACGTCGAGGAAAAGGGTATCGGGATTATGTTCTGGAATTTAATTATCGCTTGGAAGAAAATTTATTGGAATTGCGCAGAAATTTATTAGAGCAGACTTATCGTCATGGTCCTTATCGGGAGTTTATTGTTTGCGATGCAAAAAAAAGACACATTAAAGCCGCTCCCTTTAGAGATAGAGTGGTCCACCACGCTCTTTGTCGCATTATTGAACCGATTTTTGATAGAAGTTTTATTTACGACTCTTATGCTTGCCGAAGAAACAAGGGCACACATTTAGCTCTTAAAAAATTACAAGTATTTTTAAAGAAGAAAGAAAGTTTTTATTGCTTGCAGGGAGATATCTCTAAATATTTTGACAGTATAAACCACGATACATTATTTAATTTGATTAAAAGAAAGATTAAGGACAAAAGAGTTCTTTGGTTAATCAAAGAAATTATTGACAGTTCTTATAGTTATAAAATTTATCAAAATTTATTTGATTTCAGATTGACTGGAATTCCGATCGGCAATTTGACTAGCCAACTGTTTGCCAATATTTATTTAGACCAACTGGACCAATTTGCAAAAAGACAGATAAAAGCAAGATATTACCTGCGCTATATGGATGATTTTTTAATCCTATCGCCTTCTAAACCATTTTTAGCACAAATAAAAATAGAAATAGAATCTTTTTTGTGGAAAGAATTAAAGTTGAAGCTTCATCCGAAAAAAGTTAATATTTTTCCAGTCAAAACAGGCATAGACTTTTTAGGCTATCGTAATTTTGCCAGCTATCGATTGCTGAGAAAAAGTACAGTTAAACGCTTTGTTAGAAGAACTAAATTTTATCAAAAGTTGTTAAATGATGGATTGATGAGCACTCAAAAATTTAACAACTCGTTATTCTCTTGGTTGGCCTACGCTAAATTTGCCGATTCTTGGCACTTGAAAAACAAATTATTATTTAATCTTCATATTTTTTAACCTAAACCTTCAGTTTTTAAAATGGTTACCTGACGACAAAAAATTTTAATTTATAAAATGTTTAGAGAGAAATAAAATTAAAAAGTTTAATCAATAATCAATAATCAATGTCCGGTCTTAAAAATTCAAAAATTAAAGAAAGTATTTTGATAAAAACTCTGGCAGTTTTGGCGTTGGTGGTTTGTTTTGCTTTGCCTGTTTCTGCGGCACGAGATTTTAAAGTGCAGAGCACTGCCGGCACACCATTCTTTTTTATCGAAGGAGATAATGGTAATGTTGGTATTTCAACAATAAATCCTGGATATAGATTAGATATCCTCTCTCCCGATGCTATTGATTCGTTTATGCGCGTCCAACGTTATGATGGAGATATTCAAGCAGGTATTATGCTTTCTACTGGGGCAAGCACTCCGCTCTGGACAATGTATGTTGATGGAAGTTCTTCAAATTTATTATTTGAAGAGAATGCAGTAGTTTCCGCTACAATAACTACTGATGGTTATTTTGGTATAGGCCCAGATTATCTTACGCCAACAGGGCTTTTGGATGTAAATAATAAGTTTATTGTTACTGACCAGCAAGTAACAATGAATGTTCCTCTTAACTTAGCTGCAGCTGGTGATATATCAATAGCTTCTGATCTTCAGTTCACAAGTCCAACTGCATCATATATTAAATCTTATGCCCCACTATATATTGAAGCTGGAGACCCCAGCCAGAATGTTGATTTGACATTAAGGGGATCTAACTTAGGTAAAGTTATTGTTGACGACAATTTAAAGGTTACGGGTCAAATTGATCTTTCAAATAGTAGAATAGTTGGTTTAGGAACTCCAACCGATGATACAGATGCTGCTACCAAAGATTATGTTGATTCTTCTCTTATATCTGGTGATAGCGATTGGGCTGGAGTAGGTGGAGATCCAACTTTGGCGGGTGAAATTTATCATACTGGCAATGTTGGTATTGGAACGACAGACCCTGAGGCTAAATTGCAGGTTGCAGGTGGAAACATCATTTTAGATAATAATCAATTTTTAAGATGGAAAAATCAAGCTGGAATCGCAACGAATGGTATATTTGTAAGCACTAATAATGATATGGTCTATAAAGCTACTCTTGGGAAAGATCATATTTTTCAGGATTCCGCTGCAAATGAAATAATGAGAATAACTGACGAAGGTTCAACAGGAAATGTAGGTATAGGTTCAATCTCTCCAGCTACAAAATTAGATGTTAATGGAAATATCCAGGCTGCATACTATTATGATCGAGATAATAGCGACTATTATATCAATCCAGCGGCAGGTGGTACTGGCTTAGGTCTCCGTTCCAGCGGTTCCATCTATGCTTCGGGCGTTGATGATAACTATTTTGCGGGAGATGTCGGCATTGGAACAACTGTGCCAAGACAGAAATTAGACGTGATAGGTAATTTGATTGTGGCTAATAGCGCTTCTATCCCTGCTGGATATTATGGTTCTTCAGATTTTGCTTTATTTGGAAGCCACAGTTCAACTGGAACTCTTTTTGAAATATTTAACGCTGCGGACACAAGTATTGTAAAAATATTGGGAGGTGGTAATGTTGGCATTGGGACGACAGTCCCCCAATATAAATTAGATGTTCGTGGGGCAGTAGCTGTTGGTACAGCAGGGGCGACGAATCAAATTCATTTTGTCGCCACCCCAACCGCGAATACTGATGCGGCCACCAAAGGATATGTTGATGACGCCAGCGTTGACCATGCCTCAACCGCTGATTATGCCACCACTGCCGGTTCGGCTGACCATGCTACTTACGCTAATAGTTCCTTGAGGTCTCTTTATCTTGGAGACAGCTTCAATGTCACGGCCGATAGTCTTGGTAATTTGCAAGTGAATGGCACGGGAAACTCGTATTTGATGGGCAAAGTTGGCATTGGGACGACAGTCCCCCAATATAAATTAGATGTTCGTGGCGCAGTAGCTGTTGGTACAGCAGGGGCGACGAATCAAATTCATTTTGTCGCCACCCCGACTACGACTACAGATGCGGCTACCAAAGGATATGTTGATGACGCCAGTGTTGACCATGCTGCGACCGCTGATTATGCCACCACTGCCGGTTCGGCTTACCATGCTACTTACGCTAATAGTTCTTTGAGGTCTCTTTATCTTGGAGACAGCTTCAATGTCACGGCCGATAGTCTTGGTAATTTGCAAGTGAATGGCACGGGAAACTCGTATTTGATGGGCAAAGTTGGCATTGGGACGACATCTGCGGGATATAAGCTGGATGTTTTATCTCCGGATGACGCACTTGAGTCACATATACAAGTCCAACGCTTTGACGGAGATGTTCCAGTCGGGTTTATACTTTCAACAGGAGCAAGTAGTCCAGTTTGGACAATGTATGCTGACGGAGGTTCTTCAGATCTTCTCTTTGAAGAAGATGGAACAGTTGCTGCTACCATAACCACGGATGGATACTTTGGAATAGGTCCAGATTATCTCACTCCTCAAGGACTGTTAGATGTAAACAATAAGTTTATTGTTACAGATACTCAAGTAACAATGAATGTTCCTCTTAATTTAGCTGCAGCTGGTGATATTTCCATAGCCTCTGATCTTCAATTCACAAGTCCAACCGCATCATACATTAAATCATATGCTCCTTTATATTTACAAGCTGGCGATTCTAATCATAGTTATGATTTAACTTTAAGAGCTTTTAATTCTGGAGAAGTAGTATCTGATGCCCAAATGAATCTTGCAAACAATAAGATAGTTAGTTTAGGAACACCAACCGACAATACGGATGCCGCCACCAAGGGATATGTTGACTCTGCAGCTGGAGGAGGAGTTTCTTCTGGCACGGATGGCCAGACGATTCGAAACAGTTCTGGAGATTGGATAGCAAATAGTTTTTTATATAATACTGGCAGTAGAATAGGTATTGGAACAACAATTCCTTCTGATACACTTACTTTAAATTCAGGAAATATTAGGTTAAAATCTAACGGAGCGTTGGAATTAGATAATACAAACAACAACAATCCGTGGTATATAGGAAATCAAGGTGGTGGATTAGCAACTTTAGCTTTCATGAAAGGAGGGCAAGGAAATGAGTATATTAAAATGACTGTTGATAATAGTAGTAACGTTGGCATTGGCACTACTGCGCCAGTTAGTAAATTACATATTGACGACGGTTTGGTCTCGGTGCTTAAAAGTTCAGATGGAACATATCAGACCCCGACAGTTGATTCGCATTTAACTCCTAAAGGATATGTTGATGATTTATTTGAGGGTGATCCTGGAGTAGCTGGCGCTTATTGGACTAAAAGTGCAACCGGTGATCATATTTATAACAATAATACTGGCAACGTCGGCATTGGCAATTTAATCCCAGTGAGTCCTGGTCTTACGATAAGAACTGATGATATAGATGCTGTGGATAGCGCTACAGCTAATCAATATTCTTTGATATTACATGGTGGACAGGGTGTTTCTGATGGAGAAGAAATTGGATTGGCTTTTAATGCTTGGGCATCGGGAGGTGATATGACAAATTCTTATACACCTGGTGCAGCTATAACACATGAACGAAGCGGGGGTAATAGTAAGGGTCACTTACTTTTTAAAACAAAAAATAGCACGGTTGCAACTGGCCCCTTAACTACCAAAATGATAATTCGTGATGATGGTAATGTTGGTATCGGCGTCACAGGGCCAGGATCAAAGTTACATATTAATACTGCATTAACAATTGCACCTGCCTCTACTCCTCCAGCGACTGCCCCGTTTAGAATCTCCGCATCAGCAGACAAAAATACAATTTTGAATATGGGGATTGATCCAAGCGGAAGCACAAGCGCATGGATGCAGGTTCAGCATGTTACAACTGCAGGGAGTTATTATCCTTTAAACTTAAATCCAATGGGTGGTAATGTTGGTATTGGAGTGACCAATCCTGGAGATACATTGGAAGTCAGAACTACTGCGAGTAATGGGTTAAGATTAAGCGTGCCATCAAGCTATCTTAAAGATGTTGGACCAAGAATGGAGTTTTGGAATAGTAGCACTAACGAATTGGCTTCAATACAAGGTTCATTCAAGAATAATTCTGATGGAAATTATGGGAGATTAGATTTTGGGGTAAGAACTTCAGATGCGCTTGGTGTGCAAACCAAAGTGTCAATTTTAAACGATGGCAACGTCGGCATAGGCACTGCAGACCCACAACAAGAATTACATGTCCAAGGAGATGTAATTGGTAGTGTATATTATGACCTAGTAGATTCTAACTACTATCTAGACCCAGGAGCTAATATATACAGTTATGGTCTATATAGTAAAGGTTCTGTCTATTCAGAAGGAAGTGCAGATAACTACTTTGCTGGTAACGTTGGTATTGGCACCACAGTCCCAGATACAATTTTAACCATAGCTAATGATGAATGGATATCAGCCAAAGATAGTGCAGGCACAGGCCATGTAAATATGTTCAAAGTCAATACCTCCAATGAGATTGAAGTTGGAGGCACTTTAAATATTGGAACAATAGGTTTAGCAGAAGATTCAGGAGTAGTTACTTTAGTAAATATGCCTGTATCTTCAACTCCTTCTGTAGGAACAGAAGAGAGCTATACTTTTGCAATAGATTCAGAATCAATCCTTAAGGTATATTCAGAAGCAGATGGCACAGGAGGAATTCAAAACAAGAGGGTTGGCATAAATACAACGTCACCTGCCGTCGCTTTAGATGTTTATGGAGATATTGAAGCAGACAATACAACACTTTCTGGAAGATTTACCGGCGGAACCCTTCATACTACTGGCGGAGCGACCATAAACAACTCTGCTTTCCAGTCTGGTTATGGGATATATGTTGATGGCTCTGATGATAACTATTTTGCTGGGGACGTTGGGGTAGGGGTTGCTAGTCCAAGAGCAAAGCTTGATATAAGTGGTACATTACGTACTGGATCCGATGGAGAGTTATCAATATATTCGGTTAGTGGTGGCAGTTGTCCAACTTGTGGCACAGAAACAGTTGCGTTGCAAACGACAATAGACGGCAGAACTGTCTCTGATGGCCTTCCTTTTGCTGAGGCGACTAGACATTCATTAGTTTTACAACCAACCTGGGGCAACGTCGGTATTGGAACAACAAGTCCTGAGGCAAAGTTGGAAGTAAATAGTAGTTCAGGTAAAATATTTCAGGCTGGCGTGTTAACAAACGACTGGGGTGGCAACTATGCTTTTGGAATTACAAATGGAAATGGAATGATTTGGAGCAAAGCTGGTCTTGCTAATAATACTGCAGCAAATAGAGTCGCTATATTAACAAGAAATGACACAAATGGAGCAACATTATCATTATTGAAACCAAATGGTGCTGCTGGTGCATATATAAGAGGAGGTGCAAGTAGTTATTTCATGGGCGGCAATGTTGGTATTGGAACCATAGGTCCAGGAAAAGAACTGACGGTCTATGGTGACGGCGCTTCCATTAGAATTGGTGCCGATAATGAATCGAACAACAATTATGTTAGTAGAATCGAAATGGCTGAACATGCAGACGCTTCTCAGATTATGACTCATGGTGGATTCATGGTTTTTGATGGCGCTGCAGGAAGCGAATTGGGTAGTGGCATTTTGTATCTCGGCGTTAGAAATAGTTCGACTAGTGACGTCAATGTTATTGGAATACAAAGAGATGCAAACGCCAATAGTTTACATATAAATGGTGCTGGCAACGTCGGAATCAATACCACAACTCCAACAGCAAATAAATTAGTCGTAAGTGGCGGAGGAATTACCTTTGAGGGGGGA